TTGCAAACGGGGGAACACTGCTTGAGTTTGCTAAGAAGGATGGAAACCCCTCCATTGCAACTGTGCATGAATGGAAAGACGAAGACCAAGATTTTAGCAGACTGTATAAGGTTGCCCGTGACAAAGGTCAGGAGGCAATGCTTGAGGAGTGTCAGACCCTGTGCGACACAGAGCCTACAGACGCAGTACAAGCCGCTTGGAGGCGTTTGCAGGTCGATACCCGGATGAAGTGCCTTCGGATGTGGAACCCCGCCCGGTGGGCAGAGCGCGTTGACATGAACCATTCCGGTGGCATCAGCCTGATGGTGGCAACAGGCGTACCGGAACGATAATGGCTCGCACCGTCAGTTTGCAGTACAAGCCGCGAGCATGGCAACGGGCTTGCCATGTCAATAAGCGCAGGTTTACTGTGTTGGCACTTCATCGTCGTGCCGGCAAAAGCGAATATGCCATTATGGAATTAATTGACAAGGCGATTCGGTTCAAGCAGGAACTTGGCCTGTTCTTTTACGTTGCCCCGTATTTGAAACAAGCAAAGGCTATTGCCTGGGCGCGGCTCAAACAGAAACTTGCGCCACTCTTGCAAGAGAACGCGATTGTTATTAACGAGGGCGACCTGCTCGTCACCTTCAAACACAACGGGTGCGTCATCCGTATATTCGGTGGCGACAACCCCGACGCAATGCGCGGTGTGCGACTTGACGGATGCGTGATTGACGAGGTGTCGCAGGTCAAGCCGGAAGTGTGGAACGACATCATTCAGCCGGCACTGTCTGACCGTCAGGGTTGGGCAATGTTCATCGGGACACCGTCGGGCATCAACCTGTTCTCCGAGTTGTACTACCGCGCACAGTCGTTGCCCGATTGGAACGCCGCTCGGTACACGGTCTTCGACACCCATGCAATTGATCCCAATGAAGTCGAACGCCTGAAGCGCGACATGCCTGAGACTGCGTTTGCTCGCGAGTATCTGTGCGACTTTGCCGCCGCCGGCGATGACCAGTTGATTAGCCTGTCTGACGCTGAACTTGCAGCAAGCCGCGAATATACGGACAAGGACATTGAAGGGTCACCCCGCATCATTGGCGTTGATCCTGCGCGGTTCGGTGATGACCGCAGCGTGATCTTCAAGCGTCAGGGTCTTGTTGCGTTTCCACCCCTTGTGTACAGGGGCATTGACAACATGGAACTTGCCGCTCGCGTTGCGGCGGTCATGGAATCTTGGGAGCCGGACGCGGTGTTTGTTGACAGTGGTGCGGGTGCAGGAGTCATTGACAGGCTGCGTCAACTCGACTTCGACCCCATCGAAGTGCCGTTTGGTGGCCGCGCCATTCAGCCTGATCAGTTTGTCAATCGACGCACCGAGATGTGGTGGGGCATGAAAGAATGGATTGAGCAGGGTGGCAAGATACCGAATGACGTTCAATTGAAGCAAGAGATGGCAACGCCTGTGTATTGGTTTGACCAGGCTGGTCGCAAGGTGCTTGAGTCAAAGGACGAGATCAAGAAGCGTTTGCAAGGTGGCGCATCACCTGACCTTGCCGATGCGCTCGCGCTGACGTTCGCATATCCGGTTCGTAAACGATCCTTATTCGACAAGTACAGGCGCAAGTCAACTGCGAACGAAGAGTATGACCCATACAAACACGTTGTCTAGTACCCGTATGCACGGTGTAGAGGGCTAATTTATGCTGACGATTCGCCGCGCAACAATTGACGATGTGGAGGTTCTTACGCATATGAGTAGGCAATTCCACAACTTCGCGCCACACGCAGCGATGATCAACGCAACCGACACGGAACTGGAAGCCGCGATCCACGCGCTCATGGAACATGGGTGCATGTTCGTCGCTGATCTTAATGGCGTAGTTGTTGCCATGCTTGGCGCAATCATCAACCCCATTTGGTTTTGCCCTCGTGTCAAAATGGCGCACGAACTCGCATGGTGGGTGAATGAGGATGCCCGTGGTAGCCGAGCAGCCATCTTGCTTGTCAAGGCTTACGAAGCGTGGGCAAAGGAACAGGGCGCAACAATGGCAACGATGTCAGACCTGATGGTTAACACCACCGTGGAGCGGATGCTCACCCGGATGGGATTCCAGACAAGCGAACGAACATACGCAAAGGAACTATAATGGCACTATTTACCGCTATCGGTGGTTTACTTCTTGGTACATCAGGCGCAATTGCCGCCGGCGGAGCGGCAGGCGCAGCAGCCGCAGCAACAGCGGCAACTGTCGGCGCGGCAGCAGTTGGAGCCGGCGCAGCAGCAGCGGGTGTTGGCATTTCAGCAGCAGCCGCAATTCAAGGTCAAGCGGCTCAACAGGACGCAATGCGTCAGCAGAAGAATGCGCAAAACCAAGCGACACGTGCAGCAGCATCACAGCAGCGTCAATCCGAAATGGCAATCAACGCTGCCAACCGCCGCTCGCCTGATGTCAGCAGCATCATGGCGGGTGCATCAAAGGCAAGTGGCGTGTCCGGAACAATGCTTACCGGGCCGGCAGGTGTTGACCCGAACTCGCTTGCGCTTGGACGCAGTTCGCTGCTAGGTGGATAAACATGAGTCAATACACTGGCGACAACAACTCGTACGAAAACGCTCCAACACGCGACAGGCTGTTCACGCGGTGGGGTCAACTCAAGTCTGAACGTGCGTCTTGGTGGGCGCACTATCAGGAGTTGACAACCTTCATCCTCCCTCGCAATGGTCGATACTTCACGCAAGACCGCGACAAAGGACACCGCCGACATAACGCCATCTACGACAACACAGGGACTCGCGCCCTACGAACTCTCGGTGCAGGGATGATGGCTGGTGCAACTTCGCCGGCGCGGCCGTGGTTTCGACTCGGAACCGCCGACCCTGAGTTGAATTCATACCAGCCAGTTAAACTGTGGCTTGATGATGTCACGAAGCGCATGCAGTTGGTCTTTCAACGATCCAACACCTATCGCGCACTACACGGAATGTACGAGGAACTTGGGACATTTGGTACGGCCGCCTCAATCGTGCTGCCGGACTTCACTAATGTCATCCACCAGTACCCCGTGACTTGCGGCGAGTATTGCATTGCCACGGACTATCAGGGTCGCGTTTGCACCCTGTACCGAGAATTTGAAAAGACTGTCAGCGAACTCGTCAAAGAGTTTGGCTACAAGAACTGCTCAACAAGTGTGCAGAACCAATTTGACAGGGGTTCCCTTGACCAATGGATCACCATTATTCATGCGATTGAACCTCGCGCTGACCGCGATCATTCAAAGCGCGACAACAAGAATATGCCGTGGGGTAGTTGGTACTTCGAAGTTGGAGGAGAACCAAACAAGTTCTTGTCCGAGAGTGGATTTGCTCAATTCCCATGCCTTGTCCCTCGCTGGTCAACCGTTGGGGGTGATATCTACGGGAACTCGCCTGGCATGGAAGCATTGGGTGACATCAAGCAACTGCAACACGAACAACTACGCAAGGCGCAGGTCATCGACTACCAGACGAAACCGCCGCTGCAAGTCCCGGCGAACATGAAGAACCGCGACGTTGAGATGTTGCCCGGTGGTATCACGTTTGTCGATGGTGTCAACTCAGGGATTAAGACCGCCTTTGAGGTCAATCTCAATCTGCAACACCTGCTTGGTGACATTCAGGATGTGCGCGAGCGTGTGCGCGGGTCGTTCTACGCTGACCTGTTCCTGATGCTTGCCAACGCCACCGACACCCGCATGACGGCAACCGAGGTGGCAGAGCGGCATGAGGAGAAACTGCTGATGCTCGGCCCGGTGCTTGAGCGTCTGCACAACGAACTCCTCGACCCGCTGATTGACATCACATTTACCCGCATGGTTGCAGCCGGCATTGTCCCGCCAGCACCACCCGAACTGCAAGGCATGGACTTGAGCGTTGAATTTGTGTCAATGCTTGCCCAGGCTCAACGCGCCATCGGAACCAACAGCGTTGACAGATTCGTTGGGAACCTCGGTCAAGTCGCCACCTTTAAGCCTGATGTGCTTGACAAGTTTGACGCTGACCAGTGGGTGGATTCGTATTCCGACATGCTCGGCGTTGACCCAAGTTTGATCGTTGCCGACAAGCAAGTGGCACTAATCCGCGACGCACGGAACAAGGCGATGGCTGCAAAGGAGCAGGTCGCAGCAATGCAGCAAGAGAGTCAGACCGCTAAGAATCTTGCACAGGCTCCGACTGGTGGTGGTCAGAACGCGTTGATGGATGTGATGAACCAATTCTCAGGGTACGGATCACCGTCACCTTCTCAGGTGTAGTACCCGTATTGTGAATAACGCTCGCTAAATTTATCCAATGAGCAACTATGAC